TTCAAGGTGTTCAGCGTCTGGTCCAGTGCCGACGGGTACGTGTTGTGCAACTGAATCGAGCGCTGATTGGTCGTGATGGATCCTGTGGTCACCACGCCGAAGTCGCCTGTAACAGTGGACGTCTCAGCAACCAGCGTCGCTGTGTAGCTCCAAACCACCTTGATGGGGCCCGAAGGCGGTCCAGCCAAGCGGAAGCCCTTCGAGGGGACGTACGTGAAGGCCAAGAACTGGTTGAGCACCGTGTCAAAAACCGACACGACACTGGTAACAGGGCCGAAAGGCGGATTGTTGGAAATGACAACGATCAGGGGATCCAGCGGATCCAGCGAGAACGGGTCGCCACCGTTGTAGAGACCCTGCTTACGGATGACCGTGTCCAGGGACAACTTGGTCACCTGGAAGATTGGTCCGCGGCTAGGCGAGTAGTCTGTGTTAAGCGTAGCCACGAGACCAGTCAGCTTGGACGTGAGTGGGATGGTCTCGGACAGAATCGACTTGGACTGCACCTTGCTCTTAGTGATGGGGCGGGTAGTTGTGGTATCGTACCCGACAGCCCGACCGGCCACGTAAGCACGCCCGCGGTCGACTGTGACCAAAAGGTTCAGGTCGTCTGAATCCACGACCTTGACGCGCATGCCCCGCACTAAGCAGTCGCCCTGCAGGTCGTAGGTGTAGTTGATCAGGCGCTGGTCGACCGGCGTGGTGACGTCGTTCGAGCTGGACTTCAGCAAGCCGTCTTGCAGAACCCACACTTCATAGGTGTCGGTCAGCAGGTCGCGGTTGCTGTCATCTTTGACCACCGGCGTCGCTGTGAAGCTCCAGCGGTAGGCACCCTCTTTTTGCGAGTTGTAGCTGCCCTCGACGGGATCGTACAACGCGGGATCCTCAACAGCAGTCGTGATCTCCTTAACGAGCTGAATCGCGATGATCTCTTCGCGGACGCCGCTCAGGGTCAAGGTTTGCTCTTCAACAGTGTGAAACAAGCCGTCGATGTAGACTTTGCCCGGAACACTGGGGTCTTCCCATTCGATGTGGGCAACCACAGGAAGCACCGTACGGTCAACGCGCAGCTGAAGACCGGTGGTCTGGCCGTTACGGCGAACTTGGTCACCAATGTCCTTGATCTGGTCTTGCAAGATGCTTTGCATCTCGTTGAGTTCGGGCGGTTGTGGGGCTACGCCACCAACAAACTGCACAAACTTCCAGCCCCTGGCCCGACCCGTGGTCGTGTCCGTAGGCGTCGCCTGCGGGTACCCGGTCTGGTAGCCGCGGGCATCCTTGCCGAACTGCGTGAATCGGTTGTAGTAGGGCTTCTGGTAGCTCATGTCACGCGCCTTAGAAGGTCAGCACGAGGCGAACGTAGCTGCGGCTGTTCAGCGCCCGCGGGATAGGCGTAGCGTTGTAGATGTACTCCAGCAGGCCGTCCGTGATGAACGCGTAGGGGATCATCCGCTGGCCAGGAGCCGAGGGAGCAATCGTAGTCGTCGCATGCGTGATCACGCCGGCTTGCCGGAACGTGAACACCGGGCCGCGGTCAGGATTGGCCAAGTAGGTGCCCGCCGGCATGTTGAAGCCTAGCGGATCCCGCACGGTGACCACGTTGGTTGTCGTGTTGACCCCGGTCACCGGATTGGGTGTCGGGTCGGGACCGATGAGCAGCTCGTCGCCGATCATATAGCCACCGGCGTTGAAAACATCCAACACGTTTTCGGTGCTCAGGTGGGCCCGAATCAAGTAGCTGTCTGCGTACGAGACGGGCGCTTCGTTGTAGTCAAAGCTGGTCTCTAGGTAGACCCAGCGACAGCCAACAGCCATGGCCTCAATGGCGTCAACTGGACGCCACTTTTGCCCGTAAGCCGTAAGACCGCCCGCGGCATCAGGCACAACGAGCTGCAAGGTGGCCTTCTTGGCAACCAGGGGCGAGTCCATGCTGGCGCGCAAAGTCAGTGGGTTGGGCAGGGGCGGAAAGCTGTCGCTCACAGGCGGGTTGCCCACACGCAAGGGGTCGTTGCCTGTCCAGGCGTCACGCTTGCCCAGCGTCACCCACACGTCGTCGCGTGTTGAGAAGTCGATCGCCCGCGCGATGTGACCGCCAACCGTTGTGACGCCAATGTACTTGGAAGTGATGGGCAGAGTCATCTAAGGGTCTCCTAGCCGAGAACGAGGCCGGGGTCGTCCAGGCTCGCGCCGTCATCGAACGTGGTGGTGTACGTGATCTCTGGTGCTCCCTGAAGCGCTGTGGGAGACCAGGGGTCGAAAGACCCTTGCTGCACAAAATACACCGGCGTGCCACTACTCGACGAAGCTAGCATATCGACGGCAAGTAGGTAATTTCCGGGCACGTTGTCGAACCTGAGCGGCGAGCACCAGGTCAGCAACGCCCCTACATTGACCGCAACGTCCAGGTAAATGGGCATCTCCATGACCCACGGCTGGAAATCGCCGTAAGGGTCTCCCAGCTCGGCACCGACAGACTCGATCGAGTACTCCATGTCCGACGTGATGAAGTTCATTTTGAAGGGCGGGTTGCCCGGCAAGATAAGAGCCAGCGGGTCGTTGTTCAGCTCAACACCGAACCACGGGACCAAGTTATCGTCCGTGTGGGATTCCATGACGATTGCGAGCCAGTACTTCACGCCGGCTGCTCGTCCGGCTTCCAGGTACTGGTCTAGCTTGGGCACAGGCCCGTCAGTTTGCAACTCGAAGACCGCGCCGTGCGTGTAGTCCTCATCGCCGAACCGAGCCTTACCGGACAAGCTGGCGTAACGTGGGTCGTCCCCGAAGAAGAGCAAGTCTCGCCAGGGCTCGTAGATCTCACCAGCCACCGTCCCGCTTGACGCAAAGTCAACCAGGTCGATCATGGCTTCAGGCGTAACCTTGTTGCGGACAAGAGCTGTGGCTACTCGGTTTGCGAAGATGTCGTCGTCTTCCCCTGCTTCACGGGTGAACCCGAAGCCCGCGGCAGCCACGTCTAGGTCATCACCTACTGCGGAGCCGATGAAGATTGCGTAGCGTTGGCGTGCGGTGTCAGTGACAAGGTCACCCATGACATCTGCGTTAGCCCGCAGGAACTTACCTAGCTCCCAGTCTTCGTTGACTGCGTCTTTGCTAAACCAGCGGAACCCCGTAGGGATCCAGCCAGCCATTTGCCGCAGGGTCAGGTTTTTCAGAAGCTTCCGATCTGGCAGAAGCCGGAAGCGTCGAAAAGGGTTAGAGGACGGCATGCACGGTCACCGACTTCGGGCGGAAGACCTGATACTCGAACAGGTCAACGGGGGCCGTGGGAAGCAAGACTTCAACCGACAACACACCGGGAACCCCGTGGGCAATGTCGATGAGCTTGGTGGGGTACAGGATCTGACCTAGGCCGAAGTCGCCAAGAGCTTGCACGAGAGCATCTGTGACAGCAGCTTCCATGTCTGCGGGAATCTGAGTTCGCTCGATCTTGACCCGCAGCTCGACGTCCTCGACAACCTTTTCTTGAGTCTGGATGCGGACACCCACACCCGCGGCTCGCCAGCGGAACAAGACGTCTTCGATCTCTTGCTTCTTGGTATCGTCGAGCAGGGGATTGGCCGAGCCGTCGTCAACGAACACAGTGAACCAACCAATGGCCGGAACGTACTCGATTACGTTGATGGCTTGCAAGCCCCGGATACTCGCGAGAGCTGTGGTGACTGCAAGAAACGTCGCACGGGTCAAGCTTTGCATGTAGTTGGCAAAGCGAGTTCGCAGCTGGGTGTCGGTCTCTCGATCTTCGCCGTTGGTCAGAGCCCCAATGGCCAAACCACGGATGTCAAAACCGGTGCCTACGACGGCCGTAAAGCTAGGCAAGAGGTCTTCACGCGCGAAGGTCAGCGGCGTGTTCGCCGGGAGGTTCCAACGGTCACCAACGGGCACGGCGGTAATGGGCACAATGGTTGTCGGGTAGCTCAAAGCTAGCGATCCGGTAAGCCCAAGCGAGACCGTGAAGTTCGCGCCGGAGAAGGTCACGATGTCGCCGTCGCGGATGACTCCAGATGCAGAAGGCGACAACGCTCGCACAATCATGGACCCCATGGCTTGCTCACCAGGCTTGCGCGTAACGCCCAGCGTGTTGGTCAGCAGCTCCAGGGCGTCGCCGACGGCCGTGGCCACGTTGCTATCCCGCGCTAGTTCGGAAAAGTTTCGCCAAACCTCCGACAAGACCCGAGCACTGGCCCGCGACAAGACGCGCAGGCGCGAGCCTTGATTGAAATCCGACAGGGCCGAGCCTTCCAAGAACAACGCGTTCTCGATGGACTCAAGGACTTCCTCGAAGGTCTGGGCGGTAACGGGCACAGGCTATCCCTCCAGAACGCCAGCGGTCAGGACGGTCCCGTTCCGCACAAGCAGTAGCGTGACCGAGTCCGCACTGGTTTCGACCCGGAAGTTGATCATGAACTGTACTTGGTTGCGCTCTACGTCGAGCAGTTGGTAGTCGATGGTGTCAAGTGTGAGCCTGGGGTGGTAGACCGCAACCGTCTGGACGTGACTCATCATGTCGTTAATCCAGAGGTTGGTCAGTGGCTCCGAAAGCTGGTAGTACGCCGGGTTGCCGTAGTCGCCATCGATGAGCTTAAGGCCTTCAATGTCGTACACGTAGCGCCCAATAAAGCCCTGTGGTGTTGTCAGCTCGCGGATGAACGCGTTGATGACGTTGCTCAAGCCTGTTTGGGTGGCCAGGTCATGGACGTTCACGGCCAAGTCCCAGTTGGGGGTGGCCACAAGGTCCACGCCCAAAAGTTCTTTGTCGATGTTATTGTCTTGAGCCACAGCACAGCCCCCAGGTTCCACCCTACGGCGGGACTTGAAACAACATCTGGGCGACTAGCCCATCAGTCCGCTGACCCCTGGGTCGTTGTAGGGCGCCGCGCAGGGTACTGGGTTGCGGCCCTTCTGGGACGGGAGAAGACCCACGCCCTTGTCGCTGGTCGTGTCCATCGAAGGCGCTTCAGTGTAGTTGAAGCTGACCGGGCTGGGCGTTACAGGCGCGGGCGGAATGGGGATGAGCGGATTGAGGTCGATTCGCGTGGGGCTAACCATGATCTGGCAAGCCCCTACGTGAATCTTGACTTCGGTGCCCGCGAAGACCTCAACGGCTACGCCTGCCGTGATCTGGACTTTTTGGCTGGCAAAGGTCTTGTCGTTGCCTGCGACTTCCATGGTTCGCTGCACCGTGGGCGGCGTCGGAACCGGGTTGCCGGGCACACCACCAACCGCCTGAACAAGCTTCAGCGCGTCCAGGATCTCAATGCCCTTGCGGCTTACGTGCTTCGCCGTGTCGGCCATCTGGGTCAACTTGCCCGAGGCGCTGACCGCATAGTCGGTAGTTGCATGCGAGATCAGCTCACGGCTGACTACCTTGGTCCACCGCGCCCGCACGGCGTAGCTGTCAGCCTCGTGCAGAGTCACGCCACCCTGCAGAGTCAGTACGCGCGCCTTGGCGTGAAACCAAGGAGCATCGAAGGTCATCGTGTGGCCGGCCTGGTTCAAGATGAACTTGGCTTGGTTGACGGAACCCTCGTAGCTCTGGTTGAGCCGGGTGCCTGTGACCTTGGTGAGGCTGGCCATCGCTTGTGCGTTGGCCTGCTCCTGGATCATGCGCTCAACGTAGCTCGACATGTCGGCAGCTTTGTCGCTGACTTGGCCCAGTTCAAGGCTCTTAGCCGAGGCCAGCACGATGGGCAGGCTCTTGGTTAACACGTCGCGTTGAGCTTCACGGGCGTTCTTCTGGGCCGCGGCTGTGAAGTTGATGGTGTCCGAGTTCTCGGCTTCGTGATCGATGTCGTTGGCTGGCTGAGACAGGTCCGCGAGCGTGTCTTTGCCGTTGTGTTGAGCCATCATGGTGGTCAGCGCCGAGCTGGTACGCTCCAGGTGGTTTACGGCTTGCTGCGTCGACTTGGCCGCACCGGGCAGGCTTGCGCGGGCCAGACCGTCGAAACCTACGTCACCCTGAGCCGTAGCAGCCATGTCAATCACCCAGTCACGGGTGGGGCCGCCATAGGTCATCTCCTTGGCGTGTTCAGCAGTATCCTTGAGGATCGTCTTGGTCCGGTCGTAACGATCTTGCTCGGGAGTCTCTGTGTTGAGCACAAGCAAGCATCGCGTCATGCCGCAGTGCACAGAAGCTGCGTAAGCCACTTCAGGACCCACGGGACCACCGAAGTTGTCGAGAATCGCCGGAGCTTCGTTCAAGAGATCCGACAACCTACCGCCGCCCAAGATGTCTCGGGGATCCAAGACCTTGTTGACCACCGTCTTGCGGTTGAAGTCGTTGATCACTGAGGTGTCTACGTTGAGATCGTCCCATTGGCCAGCTAGAGCCACTGTCAGGTCGTGCTGCAGCGTGGTAAACCTGTTGTTGTTGAAGTTGACCGACAGCTTGTTCAGGTCGCCCAGCTCGTCGGCATCGCGGCGAACGTCCAAGACAAAGTCTACGAAGCCACCACCAACTTGGGTAGCGTTACGCCGGAGGTCTTCGACCTCAACCACAAGCAAGCTCTTGATGTAGAGCAGTACTTCTTGGAAGGCAAGCATACCCTCGATCAGCTTACGCATCCGCGGGTCGCCGGCCTTGAACAGGTCAGGCAAACTGCTTGTCAGCCCGTCGTACTTAGGATCCGGGTCCGAAACATACTTGCGAAGGCTTTCCACGTGGGGACTGCCCACGGCGGTACCAATGGCGGGCCCAATCATCTGCAGGCTGCCGATGTTGTCGAAGTCACCCTCGGCGTCAGCTGCATGAATCAGGTTGCCCGGTAGGGCACCCGCGGCCTTACAACCAAAGATGTCGTCGATGGCGTCAAAAATCCCTGACCGGGTATCCAGCTGCGGCCCTGTAAAGCCATCCCACTCGACCTTGAGCTTACACCAGTGGCGCCAGTCGTGGAGTAGGCTGTCCATACCCTCGATGTGGAAAGGCAGCACGCTGAAGTTGCGGATCATGCCTTCCAGCTGCATGCCCCAGCTCAGCGCGCCGAGACCGCGTGCAAGCGCGTTAGCTGCACCTGCAAACAGGTTTACAGCAGCGTTCACGATACACATCGCGCCCGAAGCGTTGAAGATGTCCTTGACGATGTTTACACCGTTGTTCAGGGCCTCCAGCGGGCTATGCTGGCCGCCGTTGTTAGGCCACTTGGAACGCAGCTGGCCATCGTTGTACCACTCCATCTGAGGTTGCTTCGCTGTGATTGGGTTCCAGCCGTTAACTGGAATCTGACGCATAGGCAGCATGCCCGTGGCCAAGTTCAAGCTCATCCAGACCGCGCGGCTAGCTTCGTCCGCCATGTTGCCGATGGCTTGAGGAGACGCCAAAATCGTAGCGAGGCCGTTGCCCATAGCCTTGGCAGCTTGATCCCCAAGAGCATCAGCCTTGGCCTTGAGAGCCCCAAGAATCCCGCCCATGCCTGAAATGGTTGTGCCTACAGCAAGCACAACGTTGGACACAAGGCCACCCAACAGTTCTAGGGCGACGTTGGGGATAACCTTGTAGGCCTCTACCGAAACGTGTGGGGGCTCAGCCGGCGTCCCAATCAGGGTCACAGCCATGCCGGGCGTCCGCTGGAACTTGGGGTCGGTCTTGTCGAACTTCAAGTCCGGGCGCGGGATAGCTGAGAGCCACGAACCAATCTGCCCAGCCATAGCCCCAATGTCAATGATAGGACCTTGAGTCTTGGAGCAGCAGTGCGGGTTCGGCAGCTGGAAAACCGGCAGCGTGAACCGAGGCAGCGTGAGTACAGGAAACTTGAAGCAAGGGTCTTCCTGCGGGTCCGGGATGGGGACAGCGGGCAAGATCGCCCCGGGATCCTCACGATCTGTGAAGGGGGTGTCCGGTACGTCGTACGCGTTGGTCGCGTCGTTGATGCCGATGTTCAGCGGGATAAACGGCAAAGGATCAAAAGACATGAGGCTACCTCAGACTGTTGAAATCGGGGTTGCCCGAGGCCAAGCCGCCGGCGTTTGCTGACATCGCCATCGAGTCAGTTTGAGCCTTGATCTGCTCGCCGAACGCCCCGCCCGCCGATGACATGGCACGATGCCCGCCGTCCATGCCCGCGCCGATTTGCGTGAACTGCTGGCTCATGTCTTGTAGACCTTCAGCTGAGTTGGTCAGCGCGGAGGCGCCCGCGGCCAGCTTGCCCGCGTTGTTGGACACGGCAGCTAACGCGTTCATGGCGTCGAGACCCTTCTTCTCCGCGTCGGTCAGGCTGATGCCCTTATCGCGCTGGTCGTTGGATCCCATCGACTGGTAGGACCCCTTGGCCATCAGCAGCGTGTGGCGGGCACCCTTCTCGTCGTAGTACTCGATGGAACCAGGGCTGATCTCGTCACGCTCAGCAATCGGGTACTGCATGGCCTGCACGCCCGGGTTGTCCTTGATGCCTGGGTGGGACGGGGCTGGGAAATCACCCTTGGTGTAGCCGCCGCCAAAAGCGATGCCATTAGACAGACCGTAGCTCTTGCCTTGATCCATGCTGACCTTGACGGGCGAACCGACACGGGGCAGCTTGTGGGGCCCGACATTGGGGCCCACGCTAGGCTCGCCGCTGTCGTACTGGATGTAGATCAGCGGTTGGTCGTAAGGGCCTAGGTCCACGTCAACGCGATGCTCGTTGTGGTAGATCCGCGAAACCGTGCCACGCATGACGCCGGACCCAGCGTTGCCGCCGTGCTTGTCGTTTTGAAAGTAGTCGTCAAATGTCGACTTTTCCACGGGCTAGCTCCCAGCCGTTTGGTTGCGAAGGGGGTCGGTAACGTCGCCGTTTGTCGCTATCACGGCGCCGCGGTCCTTCTTACTGAAAGCTTTCTTCCGACCAACGGTTGCTTTGGTCTTGTCGATTTTGGCTTTTGTCAGATCGACGTCTTGCGGGTTGGTTTCTCCGAGCACCGAGTACAACAGCTCCATTAGGCCTTGACGAGTCTCATCGGCTTCGGCCCAGGCAATCTGTGTGCGGAACCCCTTGTTTGGGCCTGCTGCTGTCATCTTGTGGACCACAGCTTCGACTCGGAAGTACTCGTGACCGTCTTCGTGAGCAGCCATAGTCTCGCCGACCTTCGGGATGCCGAAGTTGTGCAGCTCGACAGCGTGGCCGGGGCGGATGGTGGCGTCGCCCGGAATTGTGAACGTGCCCGCCCTAATGTCTTTACCCCAAATGCGGAGGAAAGCCTCAATCAAGCCCATAGCGTTGTTCGGGTCTTCGCCCGTCATGGTGTCATCGAAGATGAAGCGGGACCGGCGAACAAACCGGCGTAGACCGGGGAATACCAGCGGAACCATCTTGCGGAAGTAGCGCTCGTCAGGAAGCCGTCCAATGGCGTTAAGCACACCAGAAGACTCGTTGGCACCTCGGGACCCCTTGCTGTTAGCCTGAGGGTTGATGACGACCACTTCAGAGATGGTACCGACCGTGCTCCAGTCAGACTCTAACCCAATCACGTTGGGTTGGACGTAACCTTCGGCGTCAGTAATGCCGTCGATCTTGCCTTTATATACGGGCTTCAAGAAGGTGAACACCCGGCGCTCTTTGGAGTCCGTCCGAAAGGTCCGCTTCCGGCGCCAGCAGATGCGCCCCGTGTCGATGTCGGCGTACAACTCGCGAGGCTCAGCTTCCAAGGCCCCCAAGTGCTTGAGCACTTCCAGAGGGAACCGGTTCATCACGTTCATGCCTTGCACAACGCTGTTGACGTCCTTGGGGCTGACCATGGGTCGGGTAGACCGCTCGAACGCGGCTCCCTCTTCTAGAGGGCTACGCTCGATGTGCGTGCCCACGCCCTGGGCTTCACGCGCTTTAGCGTTCTTAAAGGTCGTGTCATTCTCGACAAGCGGAGCAGGCAAACACGCTCCGCCCGAGCCGGCGTAGATTATCCAGGCCATGATCTTGTGCTTGTCAAAATTGCCTTCGGTCAGCGTCACGTCGCCCGTGCTGGTCGTCGTGCTGCCATTGAGAAAAATGGCAGGGTTGGTCGTAGTTTGGGATCCGTCTGAATCCAAGCCCAGCAGAGCTTTTTGGACTTCGGACGGGTTCAGCTGAGCAATCTGACCGCTGAGTTCACCCGACACATTGTCGAAGGCTGCATGGGGCGTGAGGGTTAAACCGTTCGAGAGCAAGCTGCCGGAGAACTTGTTGTCGATCAAGTAGCGCATGACGTCACGGCAGCTGACTGTGATCTTGACGCCACGGCTGTTAGCCGTGACCTTTACGGTGTCGACGACCCCGTAGAACACCCGGCGAGAAATTCCGACCTTGGGCGAGTCCGTGTACGGCGCGTCAGCGTAACCAAGGTCAATGATGATGGCGTCTTCAGGACGGCAGTCAAAGTAGTACGTGCCCGCCTTGCCAAGCAGGCCGCTCACGGTATCTAGGTCAAGATTCTTGTCGGCTTCGGTCAAGATTGGCCGAGCAACGACAAACTGTGCTGTCGAGCATGCCCAGTACCGTGTCTGAGACACGGTGCACGAGACTAGCTTCCATGGCGCAGTCGAACGCCCAAACAACAAAGGACCAGACTCCTCCGGGTAAACCCGGAGGAGTTCGTGTCCTTTTTCGTCGGCCGGTACCGCGCGTTCCATCGCCTTGTAGATGGCGCCCCAGGGGACTTGGAACTTCGAGGTGTAGACCATGGTTTACCTACTTGGTTAGATCGAACCCGCGTTGGACCCAGGGTTATCGCCGAAGGCGATGTAGGTATCCGAGTGCGAGCCCAGCGGGGTGCTGGCGATGCCGTCCTCGAACGACTTGTAGGTCGCGCCCTTGCCTCCGGGGAAGTTGGCCGCGAACGTGTTGTCGTTCTTGAGGTAAGGCGACTTCAGACCTTGGATCTCCGAGTAATCCGAGGTGACTGCCGCGAAGCCTTCCGAAACGCCCTGCCACTGGGTGGCAACGACCTGACGGCCCGAGGTGGCGGCGAAGTGCCAGGAGTCAACCTTGCACTGCACCAGGATGAAGCGGCCGGTCACATCGCGATTGAACGCAGCACCGGTGTTGTCCATCGCGTTGGTGACGGTCCCTTCCAGGACATCGGCGTCGACCGGGTTGACGGCGAACGTGATGTCGAAGCGGGGCGAACGACCAAAGCGCTTCGTGCGCGAGATGTACTTGAAGCCGAAGGTCTGCTGGAAGACGTTGAGGTCGAGCAGGCCCTTCTCCATCACGTACGCGATCTGGAACTCGCCGTCCAGGTAGCGCGGGTAGCGCTGGCCCATCTCCATGTACGCCTCAGTGGCGTTGCGGATCGTGACGACGATCGAAGTGAACTGGCCCAGAAGCACGCGCTGCTGGGTCGAGGTGTCGTTGACCCAGACGCCGACGTCGTAACCCTGGATGGGGTCAGCGCCGCCGATGTTGAGGGTGTTGGAACCAATGCTTCCTGCCATGGGGAGTCTCTCCTCTTCTCAGTAGCGGTCTCACTACTCTAGGGGGATGTCACGAGCGAGATCTGGGCGTTCTCGCTACGAAGCGGTGCTTTTGGGATCGGTCACCTTGTCGATGTACTTTTTGCCATCGTTGCTGCTCTTGGGGTCGTTAACCGTGTCGACGTACTTCTTGCCGTCGTTCGTGCTCTTGGGATCTTCAGCCATGATCGTCTCCTCTACTACGGGGGTCCGGGCTCATCGTTGGTGCTCTTCGGGTCGGGGGCTGGAGTCGGCTTCGGGGTGATGTTGTTTGCCAAGTTGTACGCGTCGATCTCAGCTTGAGTCGCCACGCGCGAACGCCACATGTTGGGCTTGTTGAGGACTGGTGCTGTCCCATCGTTTTTACTTGCGTGACCCGACAGTTCAATTGCCCGCAAGGCCCCATCGACCACAAGTGACCGCGCGTCGTCTGTCGCTGTGTTGGTCTGCGCGGCCTTTTTAGCCGTTAGGGCTTGACGCTCGGCGACCAGCTGAACGTACTCGCTGGTGTTCGCATCTGAAAGGGACCGCGGATGCTCCGATGTGAACACATTTTTGTCCATGGTCGGGGCTGTACCATCATTGGTGCTGTTATCGATGCTCTTGTCGTTGCGAGGCCAACGACCGTCATTGGTGCTAGGCTCGTTCGACAAGTAGACCTTGCGTAGCTGCTTGTCGATCTTGGCAATCTGTTCTTTTACCTTTTCGATGCTCTCACCAGGTTCGCGTTTGCTAGCGTCGCCAAGCTTCTCAGTCAAGATCTGGCGCTGGCTAACAAGCCTTTGGTGAGTCTTGACTTCAATGCCGCCTTTGCTGGGCCACTTGTTAGGTTGATCCAGTGCGCTGGGGGCAGTGCCGGGCGTCTGAAAGCTCTTGGTACCCGTGGTGTTACGCTGTGCGATCAAGGTGTCTACAAAGTCAATTTGATCTTGCTTGTCTTGGCGAGTTTGTCCCGCAGAGTTGGTGCCACCCACAGGGATTTGAGCCAGTTCTTGCAACAGCTCAAGCCGAGCTTGTTCAGGCGAGTCACCACCCACAGACTCGTCGTTGCTGCTGCGCCTGCCACCACCGAACTCAATTTCTTCAAGAGCTTTGTCGATAGCGGCTAGCTGTGAGCGCAAGAGGTTGCGAACACTGTTACCCCGGATGTTGCTCGCGTTGTCTACGTTCAGCTGAAACAACTCCACCAAGCGCTGACGCTCCGCAATAAGCAATTCACGCTTAGAGCCTACAACGCCGTCGCTAAAGCTAACAGGGTCGGACCCCGTCAGCTTGCCCAAGTTGTTGATAGCCAACGTGAGAGCCGCAACTTGCTGAGCCGTTAGACCCAGTGCGGCCGCGTTGCTGACCTGGTCTAGCATGGCCTGCCGCTGAGTCGCGAGCACCTGGGTGATGAGACCCTGGCTGTTCCCATCATTGCTAGAGCGCTTGCCGGGGAACCCATCAGGTCCTACCATGCTGCCGTTTTGCTGGACCTTGTCGATCTGGTCCAAGGCGGCCTGCAGCACGTCTTTTAGGCCCGGGATGGTGTTCCAGCCCGGAATGCCCATGATGAAGGCTCGCTCAGCTTCTAGAACGGTGTTCAGGTTGTAGAAGCTAGGGTACGACGCATAGGACCGCTGGGTCGGCTTGATGACGGTAGTCGATGTCTCAGCTTCATTGCGGTAGGTGAACGCGTAGACGCGCTGAGGGACCTTAGGGGTGCCATCAGGGTTGAAGTAGTCCGAATGGTCACCCGCCCGAGGCGAGACCTCTCCAAAGGCCGGAGAAGTGTTCATGCTCGCAGCTGTGTAAGGGATCGCTCGAATCTGCTGAGCTAGCCCTGTCCACTGGGTGGCTACAACGTCTTTACCGGCTCGCGCGCCCAGGGTCCACGTGTCGACCTTGCACAGGTCGAGAACAAACCGCCCGGCGGACGTCCGCTGGAGGCTGCCGTCTGGTGTACGCGTGGACTCGTCGAGAGCCCACCAATCGACGGGATCCACAGCAAAAGTGATCTTGAAGCGGGGTGTCCGGTAGTAGCGATTGTTGAAGTCCAGCGCTTTAAAGCCGAACGTCTCCTGGAAGACAAGCATGTCCAGGAGGCCCTTTTCCATGGTCCACGCGATCTGAATTTCGCCGTCGAAGTAGACGGGAATCTTGCTGCCGACTGGCAAGTAAGCCTCGGAAGCGTTTTTGACTGTGATGAGGATGCTGGTGAACTGGCCAACCAGCATTGTCTGGTGACCACGCCCGATGTCCTCGACCCACACACCCACGTCGTAGCCTTGAATGGGGTCCAGGCCGCCTACGTTGACTGTGTTGCTGGCTACCGAAGCCGGCTGTATGGTTTCGCCTGGCTTCAGCCCAAGAAACTTTTCAGCGGGATCAAGCAGGTCATCAAAAGCTTCGCCAAGGCTTCGGCCTGCTTCATCCAGCAGAACTGCACCCGCACCTACCAAGGCTACTTGACCCAGGCCGATGGCCCCTTTTGCGAGCGCGCCTGCACCGTCGGCAATGAAGCCGCCGGCGTTTTTGATGGCGTTGCCTGCATCGTCGAGAAAGCTCATGAGTTACCTCTGGGTTTTCACCCGCAAGGGGTCGAAGACCGGTGTGACCCGGTCTTCGACCCCTGCGGTTCTGCTCCCCTGCCCCGGACTAGATGTCGGCTGCGTTGCGGTGCATGCCGTAGTCGATCTGGTCGGCCGGGTACACGGGGTACCACTGGAAGTCGAGACGGATGCCGTTCGACGTCTTCGTGACGCTCGTGATCGCGCCGGCCTTGATCTGACCGATGTTGGTCTTGCTGGTGAGGTAAGCGTTGACCATGTTGCTGATGCTGGAGAGCAGACCATCGGTCTTGGGCTCCGACTTCAGCGGCTGCGTTGCGAACCACAGGTCCGTCTTGATCTGGTTCGCCATCCGGCGGATCGAGACGTAGTAGTGGGCCGAGTCGCTGGCCAGGGTGCGCCCGTTCAGGCAGTGGTAGCCGCCGGTCGCGGGATCCAGGATGATGGCTTCCAGGCGGCCTGTGGTGTAGGCATCGAACGCGACGTCGGTGCGGTCGGTGTCCACGGCCACGATGCTGCGGAAGTACGGGCTGGAGCTGCGGGCCGCGGGGCTCACGTAGATGGGCGTCGACGCGAGGTGACCCGCGTAGAAACCGTCCGGCGAAACTGACAGCTCACCGAGCTGCGGCTGACCCGAGTAGGTTGCCCAGCCGGCGACCATGACGGCCGAGCCGCCGAAGTCCGCCGAACCCGAGTCGAAACCCGTGGTGTACGTGCCCGCTTCGGCTGTCGCGATGTCGAGCAGCTTCGGGGCGTTGAGGATGGCCACGCGCAGACCACCAAGGATGGTCGACTTGTGGGCCTGGGTGATCAGCTGAGCGCGGATGGCCGACGACAGCTGGCCGGGCGCGAAGATGACGTGGGCCTGGTTCTTGCCCAAGATCGCCAGGGCGTCCAGGTAGTCGATGTCGAGGATCGGCGAGCCGTCGGAACCGCTTGCCATTGTGCCGTTGCCCGCCAGGGTCGGGAGCACCGGGGAGGCGATGTTGCCGGCCGTGCGGAAGAAACCGCGAACCATGTTGGAACCGCGAAGAACGGCAAACTCGTTGCCGTTGATTAGGCTGGACGCCACGAAGTTGAGCGTGAAGCTCTCCGTCACGAGGTCGCCGTCGGTCAGGTTCACGATGACTTCGGTCGCTGTGGTGCCCGGGACGAACGTGACGTTGATGGTGTTGCCAAACACGCCTTCGTAGGCCGCGACCAGCTCCAGGTCGTTGACAGTCTTAACGGCAGCCTTGGGGCCGTCGAAGCCGCCCGAAAGGTTGCCCGTGTTGAACGGAGCAGCCGCGTCCGCGAAGGTGAACTCGACAGGAGCTGCCGCACCTTCAGCCAGGGTGTAAGTGATCGAGTTGCCTGCGAGACCAGGTGTCTTGGCGACCAGCAGCACCTGGGAACTACCCGGGTCGTACGTCGCGGTGACATGCGGATCCGTGGCGAGACCGGCAATGATGGCATAGCTTGCCTGCAGGCTGGTCGAGCCACTAGGGATGCTGATGACGTGAGCGTTGGTGCCGAGCGCACCCACGATGGTGACGGTCACGGTGTCCGTGACGGTCGAACCACCCACGGGGGCGGTCACCGAGAACCAGCCGGATGCCGACCGAGCGGCACCCATGACACGCACGAACGCGGTGTCGGAGGCACCTTCGTCGCGCGCGGTCTGCAGGCCAACGGAACCCTCGTGCAGGGTGCGGCCAATCTTGTTGTCGAGATCGGTGTCAGTGCTGACGAGGATGAACGCCCCGTACTTGCCCTTCTTCGCGGTGCCAACGCAGGCCACGCGGTTGAGGGAGCGCAACGGCACCGGACGGGGACCGTCGATGAACTCCGAGATGGTAACCTTCGGGAAAGCCATGGTGATCCTCTCCTTGTCGTTAGCAGTTGTCCGGCGACTGGCCGACCCGCTTGAAGTAAAGCGAGAAGTCGAACGGTCCGTTCGGGGTGTCGGCGATCAGCTTGAGCAAATCCGGGTCCAGGGTCTGGTAAGGCTCGTTGGTCCCTGGGTCTACCAACAAGTCTGGGTCAAGATCTTCCAGCACGCGTGTGGGTACGGTACTGGGTGCAACAGCGGGGATAAGCCTGGCCCAAAACCACTTGGCCTGGATGGTGTCGAAAACTACCCCAACAGCCAAACCGGTGGTGCCTACGGCACTGGCCGGAATCGAGCCAACTACTAAGGTTCCGTCAGCCAAGTCGACCGAGACCCAGACGCTGGGACGCTTCCAGTTGCGAACGACGTAGTACTTAGCGTGCCAGATTACCGTTGCGGAATGTAGGAGAAGATTGGCGCCCTTCTCCCACCGGCTCGTCGACCAGTCCATGTGGTGCGGGAAGCTGCTCGCAAGCAACGGCTTGCCTGTCTGAAGGCTGGGCAGCAGCTGAATCTCAGGAGACCGCAGAACGTGAGCCATCAAGTCCGCATACTGGCGCAGCAAGAACTCGTTGAAGTTGAAATCAAACCGGGTCTGTTGACCGGGCACGATCTGGTTGTCTTCGGATTGCTCCCGCGAGTACCCGAAGAGGTGCAGCTTGATCACGATGGCCGTCATGGCCTCGTCAGTAGCTGACTGGTCGCCCCCGTTCACGCCACCGCCCAGGGTGTGTGGCTTGAAGAGCGTACCTACGTTTTCAGAGTGGACGGTCGTGACTGTGCCGCTGTCCGAACTGGTGTAGTGGTATGGGAACACCGAGCACGTCAGGTCAAAGTTTTCTAGCTCCAGGCCGTCATAGTTCCGCCACTTGGTGATGCGGATCGGGTTGCCCTCGTTGTCCCACACAGGCGGGTTGGTGAGCAGTGGGTGGGTAGCTAGGCGAGCAATCAGCGTCTGCACGATGCGATTAGCGGTGACGGGCGGCCACAGCTGAGTGGTTTGTGCCATCAGAAGGACCTCCGTCGATCACCTTGAATGTCGCGGAAGGCTGAATCAAGAATCCGACTAGGGACATTCTCCACAAAGCGGCTACGGCCCTTGTAGCCGGACAGCGGCGTGAGCTTGGCACCTGCAGCCAGCACAAAGCGAACGTCGAGCACAAGGCTCTTGGCCTTGTTGTCGAAGGCACCGTTGGTCACGAGAGATGGCGGCAGCACGCCGAAGTACACACCCGTAGGAACCTCCAGCATGTCGAAGACGATCTTGTCCTCGAACCCTGACGGCCGGTATGGTACGATCTCAAGCCCGGGCGCGTGCACAGGCGAGCCCATGACCGTAATGGGCATGGGGCTGCGAATCGCCGGGAGTACCCGCTGCTGGAAGCCAATCGAAGCCATGTCGGCCGCGATGAGCTTGACCACGGCAAGCGCGTCGGATCCCGCGGGCACGATGACCGTGCGGGGCTGGGGCGCGTCCGGGTGGCTAGCGGGTTGGGGCACCAGATTGCTGATCTGGTAGCGAAGCACTCCGTTCGTTGGCGTAACGCCACCTGAAGGGATGTCTCGCCCTGGGGTTGGAGCCTCAGGACCCACGGTGAAGAAAAACGCGTTGGACCCGGCGGCCATGGCGGCCAGTGCAGGGTTCAACGAGCCCTTCTTGTTCTCCTTGACGTCCAGGAAGACCGAATACGGGCCCTTGTTGGTGAGCTTGCGGTACTCGGGGTCTTGGCCGTACACGATGCCCCGAATGCCCGGCAGACCAGCAGTGTTGGTCAACTCAAGCGTGCAGAACAGCGCGTCGACGTAGGGATCGTACTGGTGAGAGTGGAAGCTCAGCCAGCCTAGGTTGATGTAAACGCTTGGGGCCACAGCCACAGTCTGGCCGGTAGGGGTACGGGCTGAGATGGGGCGGGAACCCGCCGTCAAAGGGCCTTCGTTAGGCCCGATGATCAGGTTCATGAGGTAAGCCGGCGGCGGTGTGGCTCGCTGGGCTGAACGCAAAGCCGACAAGAGGTTGCTCATGATGACGCCAGGGGTATCACCGGTGACCACTTGGGCCTCAACGGTGTACGGTCCGACCCAAAGACGGGCAGTACCGTCTTCATCAGCGCCTGTGTAGGGGCTGGCTTCAGAAGTAGTGGCGTTGAAAGTTGCTGGGTTGATGTCCAACGCCATGTAGATCTTGGGAACAGTCTCATCAGACTTGTCGCCCAAGGCCTGCTTGGCTTGAGCAGCCGCTGCCGACAGCTCCGGGCTGTGGATGAGCATGTCCAGATCGGCCAGGGCTTGCTTCTCTAGCTCGTTGCCCAGAGCCTGCTGCTCGGGAACCTGGCCCGCAAGGGCGCGAAGGCGCCAGCTGGCTGTAAGGGCCGCAGCAATGCGGAACACGTAGTCGCGGACAATAGTGTCCGTCATGACCTTGACGACAAGCTGGTCTGCAATCACCTGTGCGGTGGGATTGGCCAGCTGGCCCAGGTCATCGTAGAAGATGTGCTTGTTGGTCGAGTCCGTCGCCGTCAGCAACCGCCCGCGAATGCGCGGGAACGCGTGGTTGTTGAGAAACACGAGGATGTCCTTCGACTTGAAGGACCCCTCCTGGCTCAAAATCACGTTGTAATCACGGACCATCTGGATGATGGGGTCTTTCGGGTCCGTGATGAAGGCGGTGGCCATGGGTGACGCTGTCTCATCTAAAAAGGGAGGCCCAAACCGGGTTACCTGGTTCGGGCCTCCCGCAGGGTGGTGTGGTTACTTGGCCTTCTTGGCCGCGGGCTTGGCGGGAGCCTCGTCCTCGGCCGGAGCGGCCTCGGTGGAAGCATCCGCAGCCGGAGCCGGAGCCTCTTCCTGCGTGGGGGCCGGTGCCAGGGCCTCGGGAGCGACTTCGTCGTCGCCGAGGTCCTTGCGAAGCTCCCAGCACTTGTAGGTGCCGGACCGGAGGTCGAGCATGGTCGTCGCGAGCTGATTGTTGACGGTCAGCTCATCGCCGAACATGTAGGTGCCGTGCGGATGCAGGCACACGAGACGCTTGGGCATGGTGGGGTACCCCTTCCTAGAGCAGGATCTGACGGCGAACCAGGTTGTTCACCGCAGTGACGGCGCCGCCGGCGACCGTAGCGACACACAGAAGAACCGAAGCGGCTTCCTGGCGACGCAGCGGACCGCGCTGCAGCTTGGTCTGACCTGAACCGCCGGGCACGCGGCCGTCGATCATTTCGCCCTTGAACGGGTCGTTGCCCAGCTCGGGCGCGAGGTCGTTCGGATCCGACTCGGCCGGGGTAGGCAGCGCCGACATGGGGTCGAACACAGCCACGATGGTGCTGTCGGTCTTCAGCCAGAACAGGTACTTGCCCGCAGCGGCGCCGGCAGCAATGGTCTGGGCAGCGACTTCAACTTCCTTGCCAGGCTGGTTCATGCCCTGCTGAGCCACGTTGAGTGTGCCGTCGTTGTTGAGGGAACCGACGCGGGCCATACCCGCGGTGAACGCGACGTTCAGGCCACCCGGCATCGACGCCTTGAGACCTTCGGCCACCCCCAGCGCGAGCTGGACATTGTCCAGTCCGTGGAAATCGTACTGCATGAGGAATCTCTCCTTCTTCGGTGGGGAAGCTGTGACGTTCTAGGGGGTGGGGCCGGCCACCGGGGCCGGCCCCGCCGCCGCTTAGAACGGGTTGGTGACGCTGGAGTCCACGATGGCGTCGAGCGTAGCCTGGACACCGACGGTCAAGATGCCGATCCAATCCGGGTAGATCAGGTACGGCAGGCCGGCGTTGCCGAGCTGCACCGTGCGGCCAGGAGCCGACGGGGGCTGCTGGTCGGGGCCCGTGCGGACCCAGATGCCGGGGCGACCCATCGGGTCTTCGCCGACGCAGCGGATGTCTCGGCCGATGACCGCGCCCGGGTAGTCCGGGTGCGAACCGGTCAGGATGACGACCTTGTTGGTGGGCCAGAGCTTCTTCACCTGCTTGGTGACCGGATCTTGGTAGATGTGGTCGTAGGTGATGATCTCCATGCCGGCGATCTGGACCAGCTTGCCTTCGCGGTAGGTCACGAAGCCTGTCTGCGACAGGAAGCTGACTTCCTGACGGCGGAGGATTTCCGCGTTGTTCTCCAGGATCGTCTGCATGTCCGAGTTCATGATGATGTACCGCGGCTCGACCTTCGCGATGTTCATGATCCGGCGACGGAACTGGATCAGGTCCTTGACCGGGGTCGAGTTGACCTGGTCCGACCAGTGGCGGGTCACAGCGAGGGCCGACAGATCCAGCGCGTTCGACGCCGGGATGTTGGCCGAGACGTTGAGGCCCTTCTTGGTGCGGGGGTCGACGTAGTTGATGCCGCCGAGCAGCATCTGCGCGCGCAGGACCGAGAACAGATGGTTCGAGCGGTTGGTCAGGCGCTGGATGCGCTTGGCCACGAACTCCTTGCCTTCCTTCTCGTTCAGCGTGCCGACCTTGCGGAGGTCGTTGATGACCTGCTGCGGGATGAAGTCAGATTCACGCATGTAGGCCGGGAAGACCTGCATACGCTCGACCTGCGCGCTGTCCGTCAGCACGTCGGTCTGGCCGGGCTCGACCAGCGGGGCAACGCCCACGCCTTCGCGCACGCGCTCGATCGTGATCGAGGAGTTCATGGTCGTTTCGACCGGGAAGAACTTCGCGATAGGATCGCCAGGGAACTGTTCAAACGTGTACGCCAGCTTCGTGAGCGTGGTCGTACCCAGGGAGGCGAGATCGCCAATCGCCTGGAAGGTGGTGATGTTAGCGGGCATGGATAGCTCTCTCCTTCAGGCTGTGGGCCTACTTGGCCTGCTGACCAAGCAGGTTGGACACGATCTCGGCGTACTGCTGGTCGTCGCCGCCACCAGCCTCGGTGGACAGGTTCTGGCCGGTCTGGCCGTAGGGAACGCGCATCTCGCCCGGCAGCGCTTCCAGCGACTGGAAGATCAGCTCGGAGGCGTCGACGGACGAACCATCAGACAGGACCTGCGTGTTGCCGGCGACCATGCGAGCGGCCTGGGCCGCCTTCTGGACCATC